ACCGGCGACTTCATCGACCCGATCCCGCCCACCAACCGGACCGTGGTCTACACCGCGCTGGCCTGGGCCGACCCGCCCGTGGCCACCGCCGGCGACCCGCTCGAGCTGGACACCACCAGCCCCGCCTGGGTCTACCTCAACGCCGGCCCCGACTTCGGCATCCTCGCCCGGCTCCTGGCCAACCCCCGCGTCACCGAGACCATCAGCCGCACCAAGGTCCTGCATACCTTCGCCGGCCAGCGCCGGCCGGTCGAGTACATCGCCCCATCGGGTGAGCGCCAGCTGCGCATCTCCGGCGAGGTGGACGGCTACGGCGCCCGGCCCGAGATCGGCCCCTGGCAGCCCTTCGCCGACCTCGCCGAGCAGCCGGCGCCGATCTGCTACCGCGACCCGCTGCGCCGCGTCCTCGGCTCCATCTCCGAGGTCAGCATCGACCACGCCGCCGCCAGCCCACGCGCCGCCGTCAGCTTCACCCTGACCGAGGTCGAGCATGACGCCTGACGTCTCCACCACCGAGAGCTACCTCTACGAGCTGCTCGACAACCAGGACCACGTCCTGCGCACCCTCGGCGGCGTCCAGCCCGGCGGGCTGCTCGAATCGTCCATCCACGCCGACATCCGATCGTCTGCATCGCTGAGGATGCGTCTCACGGAAGAAATCGACTGGCTCGCCCGGCGGCTGCGCGTCTCCTACGTCCTCAACGGCGTCACCACGCCGCTGCTGACCGGAATCCCAGCCGTCAAGGACGAGCAGGCCGACGCCGCCGCCGGCGTCGAGCTGCAAGTCGATCTGTACGACAAGACCTCGATCCTGCTCGGGGACAGCTACGGCCAGGCATACGCCGTGCCCGCCGGCGCCAACCTCATCGCCGCCGCGATCGCCGTCATCGCCTCCGCCGGTGAGACCACCATCGCCATCCCCGCCTCGGCAGCGACCGCCGCCACCGGCCTGGCCTGGCCAGCCACCGACAGCAAACTCCGCATCGTCAACGACTTGTTGACGGCAGCGGGCTACCTGTCCGTGTGGTGCGATGCCCTGGGCTGGTACCGCGCCGAGCCCGCGACGTCGCCCGCCGACCGGCCGATCCGCTTCGAACTGGAGCCCGATGGCGACCCCTACCTCCCGACCGTGGCTCGCAGCTACGACCCCTACGAGGTCCCCAATCGGGTCCGCGTCCTCGGCGCCACAGACGGCACCACCGAGGCACCCATGGCCGAAGCCACCGACGAGCGGATCGAGAACCCCTTCAGCAAGCTCCGGCGCGGGTTCTGGCGCACTCATCCCGAGACCGACGTCGCCGCCGCCGACCTCGCCGGCTACGCCGCCCGGCGCCTGGTCGAGCTGCAGCAGGTCTACGAGGCCCACCAGGTCACCCATCCCTGGATGCCAGCCGGCCTCAACGACGCCGGCCGATTCCGAGGCCGGCGCGTCGTCATCCAGAAACAGCGCCAGCGCCTCTCCGTGGGCGGCCTGGTGACCTCGACCCTGCGGACGGTGATCGAATGAAGCCCGCCGACCTCGACCTCCTGGTCGAGCTGCTCACCCGCCGCCAGGCATCGGACGACTCCGGCCAGGCGTGGGCCACAGTGACCGCCACGGCACCGCTGCGCGTGCGTCCCGACCGCGCCGACCAGTCCCTGGACATCACCCCTATCGACCTGGTCGGCAACCTCCGCGTCGGCAGCCGAGTCCGAATCGGCATCATCAACGGCCAGGTCTACATCCTCGGCCAGCCCGGCGGCGCCGCCGTCACCAGCGCGGCCCTGACGCCGCTGCTCACCGCCGGCACGCCGCAGTACGCCCCCACCGTCTACCGCACCCAGGACGGCTTCGTGCACGTCGACGGCGGCATCACCCGCGCCGCAGACGCCGGCCTCGGCACGACCGAAATCCCCACCGGCGCCTACACCGCGATCGGCGTCCTGCCCGCCGGCTACCGCCCCACGAAATACCAGTACTATCCGGCGGCGCTGCCCGCCAACGCCTACCCCGCCGGCCTTCGCATCCAGACCACCGGCGTCATCGAGGTCATCTACGGCGCCGGCGCACCCGCCGCCGTCGTCCTGCCCCTCACCGGCATCCGATTCAAAGCCACCTAGGAGGACACCATGGCCAAGCGCCAGCACTTCGCCAAGCCCCACAAGCCCGTCCGGCTCAAGGTCGGTAAGTGGGTCGATCTGACCTTCACCTTCAAGGGCAAGGTGCGCAAGCGGTTCTATGCCGATCGGGCCGGCACGCTCGAAGCCGTCCTCTATCTGCCCACCGAGTTCGACGCCGGCGGGCCGCTGCCGGACCTCGTCCGCGTCCGGCTCGTCCGAGGCGCCTGGCGCGGCAAGCCACTCGACCCGACCGGCTACGACGAGCGGCCACTCATCGCCCCGGACGGCGTCGCCCGCGTGAGGTTCTTCTACACCGGCGTCGCCGAGCCCGGCCGGACCTATCACTGGCAAGCCCAGCTCCTGGGCGACGCGACCGCACAGACCACCGGCACCCACTACGCCACCTTCGAAAGGAAATGACATGGCGAAATCGCAGAACGGCTGGGCAGTCCAGCCCAGCTCCACCCGCCTCTGGACGCTCCCCGCAGTCAGCGGCAAGGCCCTCGCCGGCCCGGTATGGGTCGTCCTGAACTGGCTCGCCGGCGTCTACGCCGCCCGGGTCGAGGCCATCAAGCGCGGCCACTCCTGGGGATGGGCCTACCGCAAGATCGCCGGCTCCACCAAGTGGAGCAACCACGCCTCCGGCACCGCGATCGACCTCAACGCACCCAGCCACCCGCAGGGCAAGGCCGGCACCTTCACCACCGGCCAGCTCCGCGCGATCCGCAGCATCCTCGCCACCGCCGGCGGCGTGCTCCGCTGGGGCGGTGACTACCCCGGCCGTCAGGTCGACGAAATGCACTTCGAGATCGCGCCCGGCGTCAAGCGCCGCCAGGTCGAGCAGCTCGCCACCAAGATCCTCCAGCAGGCCCTCATCGCCCTGGGCTACGACCTCGGCCGCGCCGGCGCGGACGGCATCCGAGGCCCCAAGACCAAGGCGGCACTGACCCTCTTCCAGCGGCGCCACCAGCTCAAGCCCGACGCCATCGACGGCCCGCTCACCTGGGCCGCCATCTACGCCGAGGAGCGCTGACATGCTCGACAAGATCGAGGCCGCCCTCACCCCGGCCCGCCGGAAATGGTCCTACGTCGTCACCACCGCCGGCCTGTCCGTCCTCGGCGTCTACGGCCTGCTGTCCGACGAGCAGGCCGCCGCCTGGGCGCTCCTGGCCGCCGGCGTGACCGGCATGGCCACCGCCCACACCGACACCACCACGCCCACCGGCATGCCCCGCCGTGCCATCGAGGAGGACGAGTGACAATCGCGCTCGACATCGCCGGGACCGTCGCCGCGCTGGCCACCCTGGTGGCCGCTGTCGGCGGCATCCTCGCGGCACGCTGGGCACGACAGGCCAAGACCTCCTCGGCCACAACCGCCGCTCAGACCAACGGGCCGCTGCGCGCCCAGGGCGACGCGATCGCCGGCCAGGCCATCGTCCTGGAGCTCATCCATGACGGCATCCGCTCCCTGGGTCACCAGGTGGGTGAGATCCGCGTAGACATGGGCAGGATGGACGAGCGGCTCACCGCCGAGGTAGCGGCACTCGACGCAAAGATTTCACCACCACCAGCTGCCGGCGGCGCCGCGGCCGCCGGCAAGTCGACGGGCGAAACCCCTAGTAAATGAGAATTGGCCCCGCAGGCTCTGCGGGGCCAATTTCATCATTCGCTCACATGCGGGCGCGTAGCCGGTTCTCCGCCTCGGTGGCCAGCCCGATCGCGGCCACCTCCTCGCCCGCCATCTCGCGCATCGCGTCGGCCGGCAGCCAGGTCCGGGCCATCTTCAACGCGAGCAGGAGCTGGTCGTCCGTCCCGTGCATGCGCCGGCTGACCTGCTCCATCTGATCGGCGGTCAGCCACCCGGCCATGATCTCTAGCGCGGCACGGATCGCCGCACGGGGCTCGCCACGCTTCGCGCCACCCGCCAGCGCGATCCACCGGTAGATTCGTCTGCCGGCCGACCCCGGCCGCCTGCGCCAGCTCGGTGGGTGTCGCGCCCTGGTCGTACGCCTTGACGATGGTGCAACACTTTTCAGGCGGCGGCGTGCTCAACGAGTCGGCGCAGGCGGTCGTCCCGAACGCGGACGTAGCGCTCGGTCGTCGCCACCGACGCATGCCCGAGCAGACGCTTAACGCTGAGCAGGTCGTGGTCCAGGTCGTGCGCGACGGTCGCGGCGCGATGCCGCAGCGTGTGGAGCGTCCAGTCACCCGGCAGTACCCGGCTGGCCAGGTTGCCGATCCGCTGCGCCGACAGGTGCCCGTCGATCGCGCCAGGGAAGGCGTACCCGCCGCCGGCGCGACATGCCATCAGCACCGCCTCGGCCAGCTCGGCCGGCAGTGGCACCAGCCGCCGCTTCCCGCCCTTGCCGTGCACGACCAGGCTCCTGCCCGTCAGGTCGTCCATCAGGTCACGCTCATGTATCTGGGCGATCTCGCCCCGCCTCAGCGCGCACGTCGCTGCCAGTGACAGGATCAGCCACGTCCGGCCGTCCGCTGCGGTGAGGCCGGCGCGATAGGCCGGCTCGGGGGTCGGCCTCGGGTACGGGGGCTCAGGCCGCACAGACGGCAACCCCGCCGCCGGCGACACCGCACACCGGCCCGTCCGGACGCCCCAGGCGAAGAACACCCGCAGCGACGCATAGACGCTCCGCCGCGTCTCCCGCTTCCAGTCCTGCCCGCCCACCCACGTCAGGAGCGCGTCCTCGGTGAGCAGCCAGGGCGACCCCTCCAGCGCCCTGGCTGCCCGCCTGAGGTGATCCGTCCGCGTCCGGATCGTCTCCTCACTCCGACCGGCCGCGCGCAGGCGGGCGGTCCACTGGTCGATCTCAGCCCGCCACGCTGCGGGCACTGGTTTCTCACGCGGATCAGTCATGACCACAGGTCTAGCTGACCGGGCACGGGTCGCGTGCCGGATCGTGGCGACCGGTGGCTGTACCGCTGCTGCGCGGCCTGGCGAGTGATCCCCAGCGCCCGTCCGATCTGCCCCCAGGACACCTGATGGGCGGCGCGCATCCCGACCACGGCATCATCGATCGCCTGATTCAGCACCTCATGCATCGCCACCAGCTCGGCCAAGTCCTCGGGATCGGCATCCGCCACCCGCCGGCCATACGCCCTGATCGCACGCCTGGCGAACGCGCCATACTCCGGAGTCTCCCGCACCCGTTTCGCCGTCAACCGGCGCTTGACGCTCACGACAGCACCAGGCCGACGTGAAAGGCGATGACGCCGACCAGGACGGCCACGATTCGCCACCTGGCACTCATTGCAGCACCGCCAGGACGACACGCCCCCACTCATCGTACTCGTCTTCCGCGTCCGCTAGAGCGGTCGCGTATGAGTCCAGGTTCTCACCCGTGAGGCCTCCGGCCCGGGCGGCGTCCAGGGCCATCCTCGCGTCGCCCACCTCGGCAGCGAGGCGGTGCAGCTTCGCGTCCAGGACGCCGTCCAGCAGGTCGAGCTGCTGCTTCGTGAGCTGGGCCGTCAGAGTGATCATCACGCGACCCGCTTCCCGGTGGCGAGGTCGTAGACCTCGGCGCTATGCTCGCCGTCAGCGTCGGTCAGCTCGGGGTCATCGGTGACTACTAACCAGAAGGTTGGGGGTTCGAGTCCC